ATCTACCACGATAAAAAACAGCAGACTCTGGGCCTTCTAACGAAACATGGCGAAGTCTCCATCCACTTCCTTTTGTTGGATGTTTGATATCAAATGCTTTAGGTGGTAAACTATCAGCAGTTCCAAATCTACTTGCAAGTCTTCCTTTGTTACCACCATCTATTTTACCAGACACATACAAATCGCCTTTAATATAAACTGTATTGACAGATTTACCACCACTTACGTAAAGGGCATTGGGGGTTTGTGAATCACCTTGTAGCACTGAGTTCCCTCTTACATTAAGGGATAGTTTCATATTTTGTTGAGTTGATGTTGGGTCTGCTGTTCCAATTGTAACTGTTGCAACACCACCAATTTCATCCAAATTGCCAAAGATAGAGACACCAGCACAGGAAAAAATTCCAGATTTAGTATACTTTCTCTGAAACTCTAAAAATTTTGAATGATCTGGAGTTCCAACATGAAGACCTTGTGTCTGAATTTCTACATTTCTTATTGACATAATTTACCTCTAATCTGCTAACTGTTCTACGACTGGCCAATCAGTTTTTAAATCTTCATGAAAATCACATACAGCTGGATCGGATCCACAACTAGTTTGAATATCTTCTTTTGTACTATGTAGAGTCATAGTTCCTGTAGAGACTATTCTTCTTTGTGCTCCTACGTCTTCCGAGCAAGATCCAACCACATCTGTGGACATATTATTACCAACGTCGATTCTAAGATTTCTTTTTGCAACTAAATTTATATCTTTGCCCGCTTCTAATTGAATATTATTTAAAGCTTTAATATTAACAGTTCCTAGCACAGATTCGATATGAATTACACCATCTTTTGCATAGATTACAATACCTGCTTCACCATCCTTATCAAATCCACCTTTACCAGGTTTACTACCATTAGAAATCAATTCTAAAGATGCGTTACCTAAGACTTTTGCATTACCAGTATTAGTAAACAAAATTCCTTGACCAGATTTAGTGTCTAATTGAAACTCAGCAAGATCATGTTCTGCGAGATCATTTCCACCAGTCATTTCAAAAGTTGGATAACCCCTACGATAATAATCTTTCAATCTTTCGATCTGTGTTCCAACTTCTGCTTCAACTAACTTTTTAATTTCATCTTGAGTTAGTCCCTCTGCATATCTAGCAATGGGTGGTTTTTTTATTAAATCTGGTTGCCCTTTTTTGTGTGCAGACATTAGTAACCTCCTCCATATCCACCACCACTAGGTGGAGTTGAATCACCAGAATCAGATGTAGTTGAAGTATCAGGAGTTGGAGTTGTATCGGTTGTGGTAGTTGGAGTTGTTTGTTCTGTTACAATTGTTGGAGTTGTATCTACAGGTGTTGATGTCTCCGTAACTGCTGTAGTTTCTGAAGTTGCGTAATTAGCTGTTTGTGATGCCACTGCAGATTTTCCTAAACTTTCTTCTATTGTATCATAAATTATTGAATCTGACCCACTATGTGTTGCTCCTGTCATCTTTAATCCATTTGACATCACATGATAAGGCCCAGAATAAGGAACACCATTTACATATCCAACCACTTCTTTATTGTCACCAATACAATCAATGACTTGTTCAATACCAATGAGAGGTCTTGCTCTTCTTTCCTCTGCACCAATATCAGTTGTAAATTGAGGTGTGAATGACATAATTGGAATCACTTCTGCACCAACTCCTGTTGCTGTACTGAATTTTACTGATGGGAAATGATTGTACTCAGCGTTAAAATCATCAGGAATCGATACACCTAAGACCTCTCCAGCTGGAGAGGTAATGATTGGGAACTCATTTGTTATTTCCCTATCTCTAATTATAACTGTATCATCTGGACTATAGTTAAATCCTGGTGTTTCTAGGAATATATCTTCAATCGTTCCAACAACATTAGTTCCAATTCCAACTGACTCATCATCTGTTGTGTTTAAACAATAACCATACCCAGTTTTCATTAAAACAACTTGAGTAATTACACCATCCTTCACTAATGGTCGAGCAAAAGCACCCTTTCCATTTCCAGTGTTATCGACTACAACTAAACCTGTTGTTTCATCATACCCACTACCACCATTGAGAACTTCGATTGAAAAGATGCGATTATCATTTCCAACAATGGGTAGAAACTCTGCTCCTGTCCCTGTTCCAGATACTTTTACAACTGGTGGTAAACATTTAGGATAGATAAATCCTGGCGGTGTTGGAGAAATGTCGTCTTGATTTGTTGGATTTCTAACGTTATTATTACATGCGTCAAACGCAAGATTCTGTGCACCAAACAATGAGGTTTGAGATAATGCACTCTCAATTGATCCTAACCCCAGTACTCCTAATGCACCATCGACATCACTTATTGCATTTGTCGTATTAATTGTTTCTTGCAACGGAACTCCATTTACACTTACATTACTTACATCTTCTCCACCAATTATTCTTTCCTTTGCATTGTCTAATCCTTTTGATATACCAGTAAGGAAATTTACTTTTGAAACTTGATCACCCCAATCATCAGAAGCTGCTGGTATTATACCACCATTATTTTTAGAACTCCACCACTTTAATGGTATGCATTCTTCATCTCCACAAGCATTAAGAAAACCTAATATTCTTTTTGCCATTGATGCTGCACTTCTTAAAAGACCAGTTACTGCTGATAAACCACCAAGTAACCAACTAAGGCCACTCATAATAGTGCTTAAACCTTTCTCAAGGGTATCAAAAATTTTTGCAAAAATTCCAGATACAAATTGATCAATCGCACAGAGTGCTCCATTTATAACTTTTCCAAGAAGATTATTAAACATATTTTTTATAATGCCACCAATTCCACCGAGAACTTTTTTAAAGACACAACCAATCAAATCTAAAATAGTATCTGCTGCCTTTTGTGAACCAGTGGATGTATTTTGTTTTTGCCCTTCTTTTGATGTTTTAATTTTACCAAGTTGCTCGGCAAACTTTTTATTTACTTTTTTAATTATTTTTTTTCGAATGTTATTGACTGTTCCTGAAATCAATCCTGACATTTTTTCTTTAATCATGTCAAGTTCATAATCCATATTAACAAGTTCATTTGTTATTGGATCTATCCAAGTTCCAAGGTTGTTATTTAATTTCTGAGTTTTTTTTAAAAATTCTTTAAGTGCTTCTCTTGATTTACTTACTACACCATCTCCACAAATATCAATTGAAGAGATGTTTAATGTTGAATTTAGTTCTAAAATTTTAGCTGCAGTGTTTGAGCCTGCCTTGTATACGTAAATTGACGTATCAAATTTAGAGTTAATTTCTAAGAACTCTTTATTGTATTGATGGGGTAATAGACTAGTTGTATCAAAAGAATACAAAAAAGGATTACCAGTGCTATTATCTGGATCACTATTTCTTTCCCTCTTATTTTCTACTTGCCCCTGTGCCATTGGCAGAACCGAAAAAATCATTGGTATCTGACCATCAGGGCCATCAGCAAAAAATCCTAGAACAGTTTCGCCACCAGCAAGACATAGAGTTTCTCCGAGACCCTTTGGTGCTCCACCAACATTTGCAGCTGGTAAAAACTGAGCCCAACGACAATCTTCATCGGGCAATTCAGATTCATCAAAAGTATCATACCCACAAACTCTTATCTTTGCTCGGTGTGACTGCTTGCCATCATAATTTAAGGCATCAGCAGTTCCCTTCCAGTGTTCTTGCGGAACAACTTTCGCAAAGAACCACTGAAATCCATCTTTACCAGCAAAGTTAATTGTTTGTAGGGTATCTAAACTCATTAGTCGTCATATACTAAACACTCTGGTTCATCAGGGTGCATTTCACAGAATAATTCTA